CAGTCTCCCCTTCATTGATAACCGCAAAGTGTTCCTTGTCGAACTTTTTTATTCCGTCAACTTCGCGCATTAAATGAGCGTCGTACTTGGTAATCTTCTTACCTGACTCTGTGGTTTGTACTACCTGCACATACCCACCTTTTGTTTTATCTGGATTTGGCATGTTTTCTACCGGTTCGAGTCCGACAATGTCAAAGACATCGGCTCGGGCTAGGGTAGTTGTTTTGTATTGTGAAATGTTCATATTGTTTATATTAACTATGTATGTGTATATTAGACCATTAGCGTCCAGGTATTACCATTAGCATCATCGACCCAGACCTGGATCACCTTACCATCCTCATATTGAGCCTCGATCACCGCAAAATGATCAGCCGTCTCAGCGTTAACCTTGCCGTCAATAACATCTCCTCCGAGCTTACGGAAAAAGTTAAAAGCGACCGGCTTAGCGGCTTGAGCGAAAGCGTGAAACTTAGGATTTTTACCCAGAGACGGGAGATTATATCTGGTCCTCTCATCAAACGTGAGAGCTATCGATGTAATACTGAGATTATTCTCAGTCGCATACGACAAAAGCCGGAGCCATGGTGAAAGCTCTCCGTCGATTGTCTTAAAGTTACCTCGCTCCTCGTGTAACGTCTGACCGTTACTCAGTGAGGCGATCCATCGTACCTTTTTTATCATAAGCGTATATGAGTCTCAAGAGAGCCTCGTTTTTTAATTAGTTTTTTAAGAGTAAGTGAGCTCGACTCGGATAGCAAAAGCTGACTTGAGTCCGACACTTTCCGGAGATGCTGATACAGCGATAAAGTAATCGTGAGACGTTGCCGCACCTTGATCAGTAAGAGACAAAGCCGAAGCTGATCCCTCAGCATTAGTCCAAGCGGCGTCTCCTTGCTCAGCCGCTTGAAACGTCACTCCAGTCGGGACGGCGGTTGTAGTCGACCCATCGTAAGCGTAAAAGATAGCGTCAGTAATTGCGACACTTGCCGCATCACTAAAATTGATCTTAAGAGGACACTCAGCCTCAGTAATTGCCGTCAGTAGCTCAGTGCCGTCTCCCCAGTCAGCTTGAGTACCAGAGATATACTTGACACTCCGAGGACTGTTACCGTCTGAGTCATTAGCGTCAGCATTAGACTTAACGTGAGTCGTATCGTTATACTCTCCGACAGGAACCTTAGCGTCGAAACCACCGGCTCCAGCGAATTGTAATCGATCAGTCGCACCGATAACGGTATCGCTTGATCCCTGGAGTGTAAATGTAAATGTTGCCATATATTTATAATGCTATTTTTTAATAATTTTAGGGGAGACGTCAGCCCGGTTAAACTTTTTTAATCCCGAGGATTTCTCCATATGTCCCGGAGGACCGCCACGGATTTCCGTAACTTTTTGAAAATACGACGGACGTAAAGGGAGATCCGAGTAAACTCGCTCTCCGGTTCGTTTGTCGATGTAGGTGTATTTTCGCATATATCTCGATCCTCTGGATCATCCCACTCAGCCTCCTCCTCTGGAGAGACATCTCCCCACTGAGGCTCTTTAGTGAAATTGTAACGGACTATCCCTTGCTCAGTTTTGACCTCGCCTTTTACGACGAGAGCTGACAAGTTCTGTCTTAGTAATAATAATACCATATCATCCAGGACGTCGACGGGGATTTTCTCGTCACAGTAAAACTCCATCACTCCAAAGACATCTTGGATTTTATACTCCCATCCCTGGTCGACAGCTTTCTCTTGAAAAATCATAACTGTATGATATCACACTCAGACACAATAAAAGCCCCCGGCTCCCACACCGAGGACTTTTATTACATCAGAGTCTTAGGATTAAGACGCCGCAGTTGTCAGCTTAGTGACCGCTGACGGGATGACAGCAATGTATCCAACTCGCTGAGTCCATCGGATCGCCTCTCGATCAGTTGTAAGCAAGTTGATATTAGCATCGTCAGCCACGTTCCGCACCTCACCGGCATCGAATCGCTTGACCTTAAGAGCTCCCTTGTACCCAAAGATACAAGCCTTTCGGAGATCTCCAAACAATACAAACGATGTATCGACAGCGGTATCTCCGATAGCCGGCATAGCCTCGACAAGTACAGTCGGGTATCCCCAGATTGTAGCCGGTCCAGATTGTGACGGAGCTTGATAGATAAACGCTCCAGCACCATCGTCAGCTGAGACAGCATCCTCTCGGAGCTTACGCACAACAGACATAATAGTACGATGGAGGTAATACTTAGCATTACCCAAAGCTCCAGATGGAGTTTTGTCTACCATGTCAATCAAGTCCTCAGCTTTCATACTCGCAAAAGTAGTACCAGCTAGAGTAACCTCATTAACTCCAGACGCTGAAAGGAGTCCAGTGAAACCACCAAACGCCGCTGATCCAGTTCCTGTAAAGAAAGCCTGGTCCTCAGCTCGAGCGAATCCCTCAGCGACACGTGACGCCATAAATGAGATAAGATCGATTTCAGTATCCTCCAACAGCTCAGATGTCATAGTCACGATCGCTCCCAATTTCTTAAGAGTTAGCGTTTCTTGACCGAGTACAGCTTGAGTTGAGTTAACAACAGCTCCCTCGTCTACCCAGTAAACAGTTACGTCAGTGACGAGATCGTTTATTTTGTATGAGCCTTTAGTAAGTTGGACACTTTCCATCTCACGTCGAGCAACACCGTACTCAGTCATCAAGTGTCGGATCTCAGCTGAAAGCTCAGAGTCAACAGTGTAACCAGCGTACGGAGATCCCGTATCGTCAGACGTCATCTCTTTGATAAGAGACAAGTCACCAGATACGATACCAGAGACAGTCTTACGCAAAGTGCTGTTAAGCTCTTTACGTTTCGCTTGTACGTCCGGATGGTACGCACCAGCCTTACTAGCCATGAGCTCTTTTTGCTCAGCCATGTAAGTCGCTAGATCTCCCTTAAGAGATTTTTCTAGCCGCTTTCCCTCTCGAGCAAACAGAGCCTTGATACCTTTCTCGACGGCATCACCGTCAGCATCATCCTCGTCCGCTTGAGCCTCAGCCTCCTCAGCCGTTTCCGGTAAGTCAGCAACCTCAGCCGCTTGATCAGCGACCTCAGCTTGATCTTCGCCATCGAGAGCTTTTAGCATCTCAACAGCTTTCGCTTTTTCTACCTCAGTAGCGTAACCACGCTCAGTCAAGGATTTCAAAAACTTTAGAAACTTAGTCATAATAATTATGATTAAATCGGATAAATCGTTTTGAGTCCGTAGCTCGTAAGAGGGATCGACTGGGAGTATTACTTTTTAGCTTTGAGGAGTCTCCGGATGATCGAGTTAAAATCTCGCTTGACCTCGGTACTTTCTCCCTTGAGCATTTTCTCGATTGTATCACGTGCAATCTTTAATTCCATCTCTTGTCGTCCCTTTAATTTGTGGATAGCTTTAGCGTAAAGAGATTTTCGACTCGGAGCTGGATTACCTTTAGGTACTGGAGCCTCATCGACAACCTCCTCTGGATCCGGCTCGACTGTCTCATCGTCCTCCTCTGGAGTTTCGACCTCAGTCTCCTCCGGCTCAGTTTCAGTATCTTCCTCCTCTGGAGTCTCTACAGTTTCAGTCTTGTCCTCCTCTGGAGTCTCTACAGTTTCAGTCTCCTCCTCGTCTGGAGTTTCGATTTCATCCTCAGTCTCATCGTCCTCGTCAATCACTTTGACAACCTTACGGAAATCATCCATCTCGACTCCGATACCTTTAGCGAGAGTAGCCGCCGCATTAGCTGGGACCGATACCGCTGAAACCTCAAGGAGCTCAGCTTGCTTGATAGTGTAGTAATCAGTCGATCCGTCTTTTTGCTTATCAAACTCAGTCGGGATAAATCCGACAGATGAGGCATGTAAGAAACCGCCGGCGTATAGATCAAAAATGATTTTAGCTTTCGGATTAGCATCGACAGCAAACTCCCACGTCTGGAGCATCTTAGACTTTTTACCCTTACCCTCGATCCAGGTCTTAGTCGCTCGAGCGATAACCTCAGTCGCATCGTTATAATTGTGCGAGTTGAGGATGACTGGATTTTTCTTAAAGTGCTTAAGATCCCATCCGTCCTGGAGGATAGTATCGCCGTGACGGTCGACATCTTGAGACGACGCTATCATCGTAAGCGTATACTTTTCTTTATTGATCTCCTTAATTTCGACGGGGATCGATGTAAGTGATTTTTGTCCGGATTTGATTCTAGCCATACGCTTTGATAATTTAATACTTTAATAATAGCACACTGATTACGACTGACAGCGACAATTTATGTACTCAGCTGGACCACCCCGTTTATCGCCCGGGTACATAAGTCCATTACTAAAAGGCATATCGAGCGGTACCTCCTCTCCGTCGAGTGATACATGATCAGCCTCATCCATAATATCCATCCCTCGAGTCTCAGAGTCAATTACTGATACCCAGATTTTTATCGGCATATTAGCTTGACGGTATCCCTCAATATTAGCGTACTGATTTACACTATGTACCTCAGTCCTAGCAATCGACGCCGCTCGTCCTTTACTGATACCCTCATAAGCCTCCTCAATACGTTTGATCAGCTGATCTCTAGTTTCACCGTCAGCAAAACTAGCGGCGAACTCTCCAGTCAGCTTTTTGTGAGTCGTCACATTTATAACCTCTGACGTCTCCTCCATTTGTCTCTCCATCCAGGACCGCATATCACTCGTCACATTAAAATCAAACGTCGAGCCGGCGAGCTCCATCGCATCCTCTCCAGCCTCAGCAAGTAGCTGAGTGAGCAATGGCATAAATGAAACCTTAGCGAGCTTAGCCTCGAGCTCGATACTAAAAGTCTCATCAAGTAATCCCTTGACCTTAAAACTTTTACGAGATTTTATCTGGTCGACGAGTCGGTCCCGTTGCTCCGTAAAGTAAGTCTCGACGACCTTATTAAAACCCGTGATCTGACTGTCCTCTTTTTTAGCTTTAGTCTCGCCGTACTTTTTACGTACCGCCTCATCTCGGAGAGGATGCTCGACCTCTTTAGTCGACTTGATCATTTTAGTATCATCTGTCTTAGCTTTAGCCTCAGTACCGAGAGGCATCATGTTAAACGGCACCATAATCACGTCTCCGTCCGGGAGCTCCTCGAAACCATGACGAGCTCGAGCCTCATTGATAGTCATAAAGTAATTTTTAATACCACTCTCAGTCTCTTTGATTTTATCCTCGAGATTTTCTGGAGTAGGATCGACAAACGTCAGACGCTCTCCCTCAGCGACCATAGTACGATCAAGAGACGTCGCAAGGTTATTGAGTAGCGGCTTAATTGTCTCACGCAAAAAGATCCGGATCGCCGCGTCCGAGTTACTAAACTGTACGTCATCAAGAGATCCGAGGATCGGCTTAGGGACTCCAGTCATTATGATGATATCCTCGAGCGTCATCTTTTTAGCCTCGAGATACGAGAGCTCATCCGGAGTGAGACCGGTACGGAGATAATCAGAGTCGCCACCTAAAAAGAGAGGCGTCCCAGCTTTCCGAGCGTCAGCGTACTCCTTAGCGTAATCGTCTTTAAGTTGCTGGAGTTGCTCTTGACCGAGACGAGGAGTCTTAAACTTAAATACTCCCTCGACCTTACCACCGTTCTCAAGGACTCGAGCATGGTACGCACTGATCTGGACCTCCGTTTGGATT